CGCAATCACAAGCATAAGTAACGCAATGGTTTCTGCTGTGCTCATGCGGTCACCCTCTTTACGGGGAAACAACCGTACCGCTCTTACTGGCGAACCCCATCATACACGATTCGCCTTGCTTTGTCAATTTTCTGCGCCGCCCGCTGGGCGGCTTTTGTTATGTGCGCGCCTCACCCCCTGTTTTACACAGAACGCGTCGGAAGTTTTGTGGGACCTGCCGGAGGATTGATCCTCCGGCGATTACCCCATCAGGGGAGCTTTTGGAGGCGGCAGCCGATGCCCGCGCTCTCGCTCAGACCGTAAAGGATGTCGGTGACCTCGATGGGCTTGCCGTCAGAGGCGATACGAGTAGTAGCCATAGTTTTGTTTTCCTTTTCTTTGTTCAAATTTATTTATCATTGGCGTATTTTTGCCGGTGATCTCCTTATAGTCCTGCGCGCTGATCCAACCTCTCGATGGCAATCCCGTTGTACATCACACTGGCAATAAGTTTTGATGTATCAAGGGGCATAACAAGTTTCACTCCTTCAATCGACCTTATACATGGCATATACATATACAACTTTGCCGCTGCGTTCCTCAATGGCTCCGGGCACCAATGTTGCTCCACTGACCGTAGGATAAAATACTGCAAATGTTCTGGTGGTACCTACATGGATGTTCGTATTGACATCCGCCATTATTTCCGCAGAATTGAATGATTCCCCTCCAAGAGATATCCTCTTCATGGTTCCGTTTGAAATATAAGTGATCCAAGCGGTAGCGTCTGCGCCTTCTCCTGAAAAGTTCACTGTCTTACTGCCACCGGAAGATGATGCCTCAAGTGTGCCAGTGATTTTCGTTCCGCTCTTGTCGTGGGCTGTATATCCTTTTTGTAAGGTCTCAGGGGTTACTGTATCAGACCGGAGATCTAAAATAGTTTCTCCATTTACTATTACCTGATTTGTGTTTGCCATAATAATTCTCCTTCCTTGGAAAGGAAGCTGATGCCCCCCACCCTTAGCCGATGGTGACCGTCTGGCCTCCCTGCTCGTTGTCGGTGTAGCTGACAGGAATTGCCGCCACAGTGACGGAGGACAGGCAGTTGTAGCCCTCATCCGGTAAAATCTCCTGCTGGGCGAAGGTGGGCGTGGCATTCTTTGCCTGCGCCTTCATGTTCTCGCTGCCGCTCATGGTACCGGCCACGCCCAAGACCGTGATGCCCTCCCGGATGTTGGCGGGGATCAGCTTCGCCGCCTCCGCCTCCGCGATCTGCGCTTTGCCGGAGCCGTCATGGAAGCCCATGGGGATGGAAACGGGAATTGCCTTGTCCGTGATGTTAAGGGTTTTGCCGCCCTGATTCGGCATAGTGCCGACCAGCTTCGCACCTTTCGCGTGGGCCGTTTTCCCCAAAAGGATCTCCGCAGCGACGGCGGTGTCCTCGGAGGTGTCGGAATCGAAGGTGCTGGTGCCTACAATGGGCGCACCGCTCTTGTCATGGGCCTTGATGCCCTTCGCCAGCTTGTCGGCAGTGATATCGTCAGCGGTGAGGTCCAGCTTGACGTCATTGCCGATGATGACCTTGTTGATGTACTTATCCGCCATAATATTCGTCTCCCATAATCAATGTATTTCCCCCGGCCTCGTTGGACACCTCAAATTGGGGGATTTTTAAGACCGTCACATCGTCCGCCATGGACTTGTCCTTTGTTTCCAGCACCACCGGGCCGTAGATCTTGGGCGTCACCTGATACGCCCCGGTGTAGGGGTCTCCCTTTCCCGCAACGATGGACACGGCAAAGGAGATCTCAAGGGCCTTGCGCGGCTGTAGTTCAAAGGTAAGCATCACAGCACCGCCTTACTGATTGCCCCGGCCACCTCCACCATCTGGATCATGGAGCCGATGACGTCCCCGCCGGTGAACTTCACCCGGACCTGCATGGGGCACACCGGGGGAAGTTTGAAGGTCTCCTGCTGGGTGATGGGGAAATGGAATTTCCCGTCAGAGTAAGTGACTTCCTCCGGGTAGCTGCGGGTGATGTTCAGCAACGTGACCTCCACCAGCTCCACGCCTTCCACGCTGAGGGGCTGGCCCTGATTTTGGATTGTAATATCAATGCTATACGCATCACCTTGTACCATCAGGACGTCACCTCCGTAGCGCTGACTGTGCCGGTATCATCCACCGTCAGCTTGAATTTTTTTGTGCTGCTGACCGTGGAGGACGGCACCACGAACACCCCGTTTTTCACGGCCCGCACGGCAGCATCTACCGTCTCGCCGGTTTCTGCCATCGTGTAATACTCCGTGGGCGGAGCGGTCAGCGCTGCCAGCTGGGTTTCCAGTGCCGTCACACGCTCTTCCAGTGTTGCCATAGCTGCCTCCTTATACAATCATTCTGCGGCCCAGCTTATCCAGCAGCCATTTACCGTCTGCTGTTGCCAGAGGGCCTGTCTGAATCGTTCTGAGCTTGCGGTAATAAATAAGCACGCACCCGTCTCCGCCTTCGCCGCCATCGGAGCCGTTTCCGCCCTGCCCCGGAGTTCCCGCGTTGACGTTATAGGTAATCGACAGGGAATGGCCGGTATAGATGCGGCTGCTGGCCTCGCAGATGCCAAACCCTCCGCCGCCACCGCCTCCATGGCCGCCCCGGCCTCCGGTTCCCCGATTGCCCGCAACCTTGTCGGGTGCGACGGCGTCCGCACCTTTTCCTCCTGTTCCGCCATTGCAGGTGATTGAATAGTCACCCCAGCCAACCTGTGATGTGCTGCGGACCCTTCCGTAGCCTTTGTCACCGTCTAAGCCGTTTGCCCCAACAGCTGCACCACCTCCGATTCCAGGACCTGCGCCTGCGTATAGATCTCCAGCTTTTTCTCTGTTGCTGTCATAAGCCCCTTCCAAGTAACTTTTTATAGGGATCGGCGGCTGCGGAGTTGCTCCGGGGAGCCAGACCGTTCCGGAATCATCCACGACACTACCACCGGGTTCATTTGGTTCGTCATCTCCGGCGGTTGCGTTGTCTTTTGTTCCGCCGCCTTTGCCGCCGGGGATGCCTGCGGCGCCTCTGGCGGCGTAGACCTCTCCGGTAATCAGATCCAGATACCCTGCATTGCTGGCGGCTCCGTCTGCGGATGTGTAGGTTCCGAACGTGGTGGCGGATCCTTCGGATCCCTGTACGGAATCACTCCCTGAATGTCCGCCGCCTTTGCCGCCTTTTCCGATATGGATTGAGAATTTCGTGCCGGGGTCGCATGTGACGGAAATCTGAAGGATCCTCCCACCAGATCCGCCCAGTCCGGCCTCGCCTCCGTCACCGCCCTTGGACGCCATCATTCCCTGATTTTTGGTGCTGACGCCGCTGCTGCTGTAGGTTTTGCCGGTGGTGCCTCCGGAAGCACCCTGCTTTCCGCTGAATCCTCCCCATGCACCGCCAATCAGAACAGCGGTAAACTCTCCCGTGTGGGATGTCCACTCTCCATCTTTCGTCAGTTCTTCCCGGGCGTCAAAATATTCCGATGCATCCGGCTGCGCCGGGGTGTATCCAACCAGCGCCTCCATGCTGCTTTTTAGCGTCGCACTCATAGTGGTGTCGAGGGACTGGATACACGCAGAAACCATTTTCTTGTCATACGGATGGTACACGCTCACAACATGGCCCGGTTTCTCGTGCCCGCTTACAATGTCATTGGTGATAGTCTCGCGGCATCGGTAATAATCCGCAAGACGCTTCGCCACGGCGTAGGAGTTTACCAGAGATACCAGTGTGGCATCCGTAACCGACTTCACGTTTTCCGCCGCGCCTGCCGTCACAGGCTGCGTGATTAGGCGGGTGTTATGGATATACGCCTTGCCAGTTAGTGCGCCAGCGCCAGCGGAGATCTTGGCGTAGTTCGCACCGCTTTCCAAGATTGTGAAGCCAGTCGCAGAGAGGGAGTGCATCGGCTCGGAGAATGTGATGATATCGCCATTCTGCGCTGTGCCGGAAAATAGTTCCTTTACTTCTGTACCCGCCACATACTGGTGTTCCGTCACCGTCACGGCGGAGATGGGAGAATCGTATTTCACGGTTCCTCCGGTGTAAGAACGGTCGACATTAATCAACGATGCCGTACCGTCCCACAAGGGTTCAATCCTCAAAACGCCGTTCAGGTCTGTGCGGAGATAGGCCCCAATGGCGAAAAGCACTTGTGCGAGGTTGTCTCGTGCAGAGCGTTCTTTGCCATCCGCATAAGGAAGCCAGCCATAAAGTTTAACTCCAGCATATACACTTTTTATCAGCGAAGGGATGTTTCCGCAGATTTCTTTTACAACCTCTTCCACGGTTTGGCCCGTGTAAATGCCGCCGGTGTGCACCATTCCGGTAAGTGCGCCCATAGGGGACCGCCCGGTAAGCTGATAAGTGACAGGACCAATACGAGAAACGCCACTGCTCACAAATCTTGCCTTGATTTCTCCGTCCCTGTAAACAACGATTGGAGTGTTATTTGGGAGTGCAGAAAGCTGTGTGCCTATTGTTTTAGTGCAAACCTCTACGCTGACCGTATCGAACGAAAGGCTGCTTTCATCCAATGCAACTTCTTGAAAGGATGAGCAGTAGTCTAACCGCATATCGTCCTTAGACGCATCCCGGTCAAATTGATAAGGGCCGATCATTACATAATCCATAAGCCCTCCTTACCGCGTGATTTGCGGTGCGATGGGAATGAAATGGATTTCAATTTCTCCCCAATAATTGATCCCGTTTTCAACCTTTTCAATATCGTGCGATGCGCTGGTGTAGTATGCGCGATAGGAAATAGTTGTGTTGCCGTCCGCAGCTTCAAGCAAGACGGAATCGTCAATGGAATGGGCTTTGAGATAGTTCCAGAACGCATCATAGCTTCTGTAATCGTTCCCTCTGCGGAAAACAGTCACCTTATGCCCGATGTACGTTCCCAGAACATCGCGGATCATCCGGCCTGTGTCTTTCGATCTCCCAGCGTTCTCCCCATCGAGAACGCTGAAATTTTCGTTGTACTTGGAGATCGCGACATTCACATCAAATGAAGTCCCGTTAATTTTGATGTAATTCATACCCACCGCCTTTAGGTCACTTTAATGCCGACGCGCTGCGTCTGGTCCTTGTTCAGCTTGAAGATAATGCGGCCCAATTCCTGTTCGCCGATCTTAAGGATCGCCGTCTGATTGCCACCGCCATACTGCGCCATGCCACGGGCCACCGCTGCCTCGATGGCAGATTCAGGAGCTTCAATGTTGTTCCCCTGCTTCTGGTCACCCAGTACCGCTAAAAACTCGCGGTTCGGGGGAATAACTGCACCGGTTGCCAAACGCGGAACGGATGCGGAATTGATGGCAGGTGTGCGGACGTTACCGCCGCCTGTAAATGCATTTTTGATGCTCCCCATTGCATTAGAAACCCAAGATTTCACGCTTTCAAACGCTGACTTCAAACCATTGAGCAACCCATCAATAATGTTTTTGCCAAGGTCTTGCCAATATTCAACGGTGAAATACTTTGCAACACTTGATTGCCACCAAGATTTGATACTTTCCCACGTTTCGCTTAATTTTTCTTTCAGATAGTCCCAGTTAAGTGCCACCACAGAGCCAAGTCCAGCCGCTCCGGTTACGATCATTCCCAAACCAAGAGGGATACCAACTCCGGTAAACACAAGGATTACGCCCAAGACAAGCAAAGCGCCGCTTATCATAGCCGTGATTGCTCCGATGGAGCCACCCAGCAGATTTGTTATTGTATCCCAGTTTGCAATCACCGTTGCCGCAAGACCGGCAGCTCCGGCAATAAGTAATCCAATCCCGAGAGGAAGTGCGACTCCGCTGAATACTAAGACTGCGCCGATAACCAATAGTGCGCTGCTAACCACGGCAACAACGCCGCCAATAGTGCCTTGCAGCAAGGTTTTAATTGTATCCCAATTCGCCGCAACCGTAGTCGCAAGCCCAATTGCGCCAGCAACCATTAGCCCTAAACCGAGCGGAACACTTGCACCGCTAAACGCCAAGATTGCACCCAAAACCAACAACGCGCCAGAAAGCAGGCCAACAACGGCTCCAACAGGGCCTTGCAGTGCTTCTTTAATTGTATCCCAATTTGCCGCAATGACCGTTGCCATCCCAGCAGCACCAACAGCCATTAGCGCAAGGCCAAGCGGGATGTTCGCGCCGGAAAACAGAATCACTGCACCGATTACGAGTAGCGCAAAACTCAAAAGAGCAACAACGGCTCCGATTGGGCCTTGCAGCATCTTTTTAACAGTATCCCAATTAGCTGCAACAACAGACGCAAGACCGATTGCTCCAGCAACCATCAACCCCAAGCCCAATGGTATGTTTGCTCCGGAGAACAAAATAATTGCACCGATGGCAAGCAACGCAACCGACAGGATCGCAGTAACAACCCCGATTGGGCCTTGCAGCAGTTTTGCGATTGCCCCCCAGTCTGTCTTTACAGCACCCCAGATCGCCGCAGCGCCTAAAGCCATCAGGGTAATGCCAACCGGAATATTAGCGCCGGAAAACGTTAAAATTGCGCCGATGGCAAGCAAAAGCGCGCCGGTAAATAGTTCCATGATTGCGCTAAGTTGATCGTTTATTCCCGTTGTAAAATCCGGCCCATTTTTGGCCTTGTCATCGCTGCCGGAAAGCTTATTGATTTCGTCAAAAGATGCTAAAGATTTACTTGTTTTCTTTGCAGCTTTCCCGGTTTTATCCATTGCACTGCTTTCTTCGTATAGATTCTCAGCAGCTTCCGCAGATGCTGCTGCCGTTGTCCCAAATATTTTTGAAACAAGGTCGGAAATTGTATTGACTATACGCGTCAGCACATTTACAAAAACAGTAAACGCAGGGATAAGCACATTCAAAATGGGCTGTGCTAAAACCAGCAAAGCACCTTTTAACTTTGAAACTGCCTTCATGGCCATTTCGTTTGTTTGAATGGCACTCCACATATAATCTTTCAATGCGCGAAGTGCCTTTGTGATGAGCGTAAAAACAAAAACGCGTCGAGCAAGGCCCTTGATGCGGTTGGTGAATTTTTCCATCTGCTTTGCCGCTTCTTGGGCTGCGGGTGACATCCCCTGAGTGTGTCTTTTGGCTCCCGCGAGCTGTGCAGAAAGTTCTCCCGCCCGGGTGCTCATTCGTTCAAGGCTTCGGGTATCTTTGGCGATGGACGTATCCATTGCCTCAACCTTTTTTTGCACACCGTCCCATTCTTTTTGCAATGATGCTACTGTCTGCTCCTGCTCCTTTATAGAGCTGGATGTAAAAAACGCATCGCCGCTTTTCATATAGTCCAGTTTCGCCTTTGCGTCATCGAGAACAGCCGCTAATTGTTTTGATTGCTCAACCAGTGGCATCTGCTCTTGCTTTTTATCGCTGATTTTTTCATTGAGCGAATCTATTTTTTTAGTAAGCCGGTTTAATTCAGCCTGCGCTTGTTTGTCATCAACATCCGCCTTGATAATAACGGAACCATCCGCCATGCAATCACCCTCTTTCTATTGCTTGAAATGTGCAATTTTATATGTTATATTGGATAAAATAATTGTTAAGGAGTGATATAATGAGCCTTTTTAGCAAAAACAAAAGCAACATCAAGTCCGCAAAGCTCCTTGGCGTTAGGCAGGCGGAAGAAACTTTGTTGTTTCATACATCAAACTTTTCTCTTTATAGTTTTTTTGTCGAATATGCAGACGGGACTACCGCTGTAATTGAATGTACGCCAACTCCCCCAACAGGAAACAAGAAAAAGGAAAAAGAATTGTTCGATAAGTTGATTGCAATTTCCAACCAAACAAGCCAGAGTAAAAGTGCTGATACGCAAACAAGCGGGTCAATTTTGGATGAATTGCAAAAACTAAAAGATTTGCATGATTCCGGTATAATTCCAGATGAATTATTCCAAAAGAGATCGGAATCCTTGGTGGAGAAAATGTCAAATTTGGTAAATGCCGCCGATCCAAACTCGCCAAACTTTTATGTGGAGCGTGAACGCCCTCGTTCAGCCATGGAGGGGAAATCGATTTTAATTATCGATGGAGAAAAAACAGGGCATAATTTGGACGCACCCGTTTCTCTCCGCCTCGATTTTGGGTCCCACACAATTTCAATCGCTCGCGGATGTGTTTCAAGTCAAAAATTTAAGCTGAACGTTTGCGAGTCAAAAACATATAAATTGACTTTTGATCCTAAAACAGTCAGCATTGATGCAGAATTGGTAGAAAAATAAGCCACCAATCAGCCGCCCTCTCCGGAGGGCGGTTTTTATATCCATTTGCTGATAACGTTCTCGTCTTGTTCCGTATACTGCCGCTTGAAGTCAACCAGGTGCCGGTTCTGCTTGTAAAACTCCTGCTCGCTTTTGTCCAGCTTTTTCCCCTTTGCCTTTTTATTGCGGATTCCCACAACCTGGGCAAAGGTGCAATCCCCGATTTCCTGATACGCGGATACCCACGTCCACCAGTGCAGATACTCAACGGATCGGACTTCTTTCCCCAGAACACGGTTGACCGGGGCAACGATTAAGGGGAAGTCCTGCTGCCAATCCATCAGCTTCGGTCCGCGTTTTTCCTCACGCTGTTCTTCCCCGCAGTTGATGAATTTTGCGCATTGCTTGATAGCTTCCTCGTAATCGCTCTGCGGCATTTCCGCAAAGCCCGGATAGAAAATATCGAGCATGGCCTCGCCCTTTTCTTCCTCCGACAACTCAGCGTCAGAAAGCGCCTCAATGATTGTCAGGATATCGCGATAGTCAGAGCGTATCTGGTACTCAGCGCCGTTTACCTCTACGGCAGTCGGCAGATCGTACCTCATTTGTGGTACTTCTTCGTATACTTGCTCACGCGGGGGTTAGTGGCTTTCTGCTCACGGGCAAAGGTGGTATCAACCTCATCCATGATGGCAAGCATCAGGTTCGCCCACACAGGCAGGCCGTCCGCCAGCGCATATACGTTCATCTCGCCAAACAGGGCAAAGCAAATGTCGAAACCAAACACATCGTTGATGATTTCCCGCATTTCCTCGTCCATCTTCCGGGCTGTTTCAAAAACTTCCCGCTTGTTGGCGGTCTTTTCCACTTCTGCCTTATACGCATCCTGTTTTTTGTCGAGGATGTCAAAGGCGTTAAACAGCTTTTCCACGAAAGCGCTGTCGGTAGGATTGAAAGAAAATTCGCATTTTCCGTTGATGTTGTAGGTAACTAAACCGGTATCGAAAATCAGGTCTTTCATAGTAGCCTCCGAAATTGGGGCGGGTTTGCGCCCGCCCCTTTATTTTTAAGCACCTGCCGTAAAGGTCACGCCGCTGGTGTCCTTCTTGATGGTGCCAAGCGTGCGGTTGCCGCCGTAGGTAATCTCGCTCGTGATGTTGAGCGTGCCGCCGCCGTCGCCGCCGATGCCCGTCACGGCAATCGCGCAGGAGTCGTAACGCTCGGCAAACTTCGCCTCGCCGGAGGTTGCATAGAAGTGGCCGATCATCATGTCCTGATTGGCAAGCGCCTGCGCGTCATGATCCTTAACGGCAAGGTTCCACATCTTCACCGCAGCAGCGTCACCGGCATCCAGAGGGATGGGATCAAAGGTCTGGGAAATAACGGGCTTCTTCATGGTGGTGAAGGTGTTGCCCAGGATGTCCTGTTTGCTCTCCTGACCCCAGTCCATCTCTTCGCTGGAATCCTCCACGCGCTTACCGATGGCGCTCCAAGTGGGAGCTTCCTTAGAGCCGGTATTCAGATACGCGATCAAAAGCTCGCGGTCAATGGTCTGACCTTCGGGCGTCGCAAAAGTTAAATCTGCCATTATACATTCACCTCGTAAATCAGTTTTAGCGGGACCATGTAGTCCTCGTATTGGTCGCTTGTCGCGCCGAGATACGATGCAAACGCAGACGTCTCAACGCGGAGGGCGCGCCTGCCCTCTCCAATGTCCGGTCGCTGCATCTGCGCCCAGTCCGCGAATTTGTTTAAAGCCTCAACCGCCTTCAAGCGTGTATCGTCGCTCTTGCCGGGTGGTGCGATCTGGTAATGGATTTCGAACGAATACTCCGCCTGATATCCACCGCAGATATACTTCTTGGTGATAACGGCCCCCTGAACGGAGGAAAGCGCCATGCCTACCGTTTTCGCCGCGAAATACTCGTACTTGATCAGATCCACATTCTCCGGAATACCGGGAAAGCGGTTCGCCCAAATTAGCATCAGGCGGTCAAGATCTGCTTTTTCGCTACTGGATGCCAGCATTACAGGTTTTTCTTTAGAGATCACGCTTCACCGCCTTTTCTGCCACACGCACCCACTTTTCCAAATTTTGGGCCTTGGATGCTTCGAACCAATGGGAGCAGGTCCCGGTTCTGTGGAAAATCAAATCCTTCTCCGGCACTGCCGGAACCTTCGTAACGCCTTTCCGCGCATAAGAGCTTCCGGTCAGCGGATCGACGTACAGTTTTCTGTAGTACAAATACCTGGCATACGGTCCGAGGTAAATAACCTCGTTTCCCGTTACCCGCGTACGCGTCCTTTGAGAGCCTGTGAGCATAGGCACGAACGGTGCGGTATCTTTTGCGACCTGCACCGCCAGAACGTGTTCTGCGCGATCACAGCCCCTGGGAATGGCCTCTTTTACAGCGTCCATGCCGTCCGTCTGAACGGAGAATTTCAACGCCATATCACACGCCTCCGACCTGCCAGTGCTGCATATCAACGCTGCCGAAATCCTTTTCGTCAACCTTGGTCACGGTGTAGCAGTTGTCCTGAGCCAGCGCCACGGTTTCATTGTCCGTCACAAACTCGCCTTTGATGAAAAACGTTGTCCCGCCATTTCCTTTAACGGAAAGCGTCCATAGTCCGGATTTGTCCTCCGCTGCGTAAAACCGCTGCGGACCGGCATAGGTTTTTGCCTTGCCAGTAAAGCCATCCACAGCTTCCACGCCAAACGGGATGTAAAGATCAACCGCATCCGCTCCCTCAAGCCCACTCTCGCGCACGTTAACCGCTTTGGATGCTTGCAACATCACGCCGCGGAGCACGGTCACGTACAGCTTTTTCGTTTCCTGAAACGTCTCCTTGTCGGTTTCTTTGACCGGATTGTAGACCGTTACAGTGTGGGGAGCGTACATGCCCCGCACCCCCTCCCTCGGTACAGCAAGCCAGTATGGGCGAGATACTCCATGCAGGTCTCTGCGAGCAGCTTTCTCGCACCATCCGTAGCGTTCAGCGCAGAAACGGCAGATTCGCCGCCGGTCGCCAGTGTGCGGGAATAACCGCCCACCGTTTCGCTTTTGACTTCTGCGTCATTAGCGGCAGCAGTCGCAAGGTTCTTCATTGCAAGCGCCTGCGCAGCTTCGATAACCGCGTACTTGTCAACCAGCGCACAGCAGCACATCTTTACCGCATCCAGATCCACGTTGTCCTTGGCTCGGTTCTGCGTGAAATAATCGAGGAAGGAGCTGGCCCGGACAGCCAGACGCGGAAACTCCCCACTGCTTACAGTGCCCATATAGACACCGGAGTAGTATGTGTAATCAGCGTATGTCAATTGGGTCAGCTCCTTTCAAATCAGCCAGAAACAGTGACAGTGGCAGTGCCGGTCTTTGTGCCGTCCTGCTTGGACTTCGCAGTAACGGTGATGCTGCTCTTGGTTTCGGTAGCGGAGACAGTCAGAACGCCCTCATCGCTGATTTTGCTCTTGGTGCCATCCTGAGACCATTCAACCTCTCCGTTGATGATGCCCTCACCGTCAACCTTGGCGGTAAACAGCTTGCTTTCGCCCTTCTTTACAGTGGCGGTAGCAGGGGACACAGCAACGGTGGAAATAGCACCGCCCTTGCCGTAAACGGAGAACGGGAACGGATTTGTCTTTTCTGCATTGTACGCGTTGATGGGGTTTGCGATCTCCCAGCCGAGACGCATGACGGCACGAAGCGCAACCATATCGTTCTGCATGAGGTTGTAAACGATTTCCTTCGTGGCGGGGTCCTGGATAACGCCCTCGGTGAACACCTTGAAGGTCATATCCTGGCGGATGGCATAGACGAGCTGGCTCCAATCGCCGACGATCATCTGTGCTTGCGCAGGGTCGAACGCGCCGTTCATGGGGAAGTACATGTCCATGCCGTCGAGGCCGTAGCGGGTAGCGCCCTGCATATCGGTCTTGAAAATAGGCTGACCGGTGGTGTCTTTCAGCCCACGGAGCTTGCCGCGCATCTGAATAGCGGACATCACGCCGTTGGGATTGAAGCCGTCCAGCTCGACCTTGGAGATCAGACCACCCTCGTCCATGATGTCGGCGTAAATGTCAGAGCTGACAGGAACACCATTTCCCGCAGCAATAGCAGAGGGCACAATGCCATCACGCCAGGTGCTGGGCTTATTCTTGCCAAACAGCATAGCGCCGTCAATGACATTGCCGAAAGCCTCGGTCAGGCGGGGCTTGACCTCGCCCCAAATGTCATAGTCCGCATCATCGAGAGCAGCCTCGGGGATGGGGACGATAACAGCGATCTCCTCGGCGTACAGCTTCTTCTTGTCCCACGCCATCTTGGTGGTCTGCTTGAATGCCTCACCGGCGCCGCCGTCAGTGGCTTCGCCGTTGACGAAATACGCGGAGGGAAGCGCGTCGAGCACATTGATGGTCTGCGTCTTGCTGGACATATTCGCCAGTCTGCGGCCCATGCGCAGAACGGCAGATTCAGCGATAGCGCCCTGCATGATCTCGCGGGTTACGGGTTCCGGGATCAGGCCAGAAAGTGCGGAACGATCAATACTTGCCATGTTATATTCTCCTTTTTGTTACTTGAGTGCGCCGCGAATCAGATTGTTCATCGCGGCATTGGTGTCAGTTTTCTTTTCACCGCCGCCAACGGCAGCGGACCAGTCAATTTTTACGCCATCCTGAAACGCGGACGGATCGGCGCTGACTTGTTCCTCGTGCCATTTGTCAAACCCATCAAGCGCGCCGTCTTTGATCTCAAGATGCTTTGCTTTCAGGTCTGCCAAATACGCCTTCTCGGCAGCTTTAGAGCTAAACTTCACGCCTTTCTCAGAAAGCGTTTTACGGATAACGTCTGCGTAGTCATAATCGGCAATCTTGGACTTGTAGCCCTCGATCTCCTTTTTGAGTGCGTCCGTTTCCGCGTTGCCGTTTGCTAAAAACTGCTTGTTTTTTTCCACTTCCGCGTCCAGCTTGCTCTGAACAGTCGAAAGCGCCTTTGTGATTCGCCTGTCAAACTCCGCCTTGTAGGTGGGGTCAGCCAGTATTTCATCAAAAGTCCTAATTTCGTCTGCCATTTTTTTATTCTCCTTTATTCCACAGCGTCATTCCCCACTGCGTATTACAACAAAAGAGCCAACCACCGAGAAAACCTCAGTCGTTGGCTCCTATTGCCCTTTCCCGTGCCCAATTACGCGGGAGTTGAATATTTGATTGTTTTCTTAACCTCTAACACGATGTACCCGTCACCCTTGCGCCGGATCTCCGCGTCATTGCCGCGCCGGATAATAGCCTCGATGGCCTGCATCAGTTTATCATCCATTAGCCTACCCCGATTTCTTTCAAATATGCTTCATACTCATAGGGGACGCCAATGTCATAATTCTTGTAGTAATGCAGGAACTCATACGGAAAGGTGAATTTACCGTCCCAAAACATACCTGCGTGAAGTTCTTCGCCAGTAAACATATCAAAACTGGGCAGCGATGTCAGCCCGGCATCGAGGGAGGAAATGTGGCTTAAAATCGCTTCTTTGGGGATACTATTTTTGTATTTCTTATAGTCTTCAAAATTCTCAATAGAATTCTTGTATGGCAATCCTTTAAAAAAACCGAAATCCATGTCACTTTCTCCTTCCTCTTTGATTTGGGGTAAACGTCAAAATATTTCCTTCCCCATGCGTTCCTACTTTCAGTACGCCAGCACCGGAAATAAAAAGCACATCGTCTGGGGCTTTTACTTCAACGCCAAGTGCATTTGCCAGCTCTTCTGCAAAGCAATAATCGTTTTCCATGCGTGCGCCTGTGCTGCAAGATAGCAAACGAACTTTCTGGCCGTTCCACCCCTTACTATGCCGAATGACTGCGGCAAGTAAGCGCGGTGACATATTGAGTTCTTTTGTGCCAAATCCGACTGCCGTCTGGCTTCCGTGCATAGCGACGTCAAAATACGTTTTAAGAGGTTTTACCCTTTTAACGTTTTCATTCAGCGGGTCACCGTCCGGGAAGCAAGCAAAGCCATTTTCCAGCTTTATTGTACGTCTTTTCACAATAGAATTCAAGTTATCTCTTGCGTCTGCGCCGAAAAACTCAAGAGTGTCGCTATCGTCTTTAGCGTTAGACGCTGCCACTTCCGTCCGATGCGTTTTCATGGCATTTGCCATTTTTAACGTTGCATCATCCGTAAAATAGACGCGCATTTGCTCCGGCTGCTCTGGAAGGCCAGCTTCCGCACTAAACGCCTTGTATTTAGTATTTAACCGCCGTAGCCGTATGTTTACCGCAGTCTCATCTTCATGCAATCCTGCGGCCTTGTAGGCGGCTTTTTCGCGCTTTAGCTTTCTAACCGTCCGCTCAATACGGCGCTGCATCTGGGTTGCCTCGTATGCCGTGTAATCCTTGCCATCAAACGTGCAGCCGTGGCCATCATCGATGTGTTCCAGCTGTTCATCCGTGTAGGTGCGCTCGGACACGCCCTCAACCCATGGGTACCGCCTGTGGCGGCAGTTGGCTCCTTCCAGGCCGTCAACAGCGCCCAGGCCGCAAACGTCATAAATGCTCGGGTAAATGTCCCCAGTACGGACGCTGTAAACACGGCCTTGCCAATCCTTATGCGATGACCATGGTGACGGTCCCGGCTTATCTCGTGCGCCAACATGGGCCGAAACTTCAAAATAGGGTGTATCCAGATATTCTGCTGATTGCTCCGTATACTTGGCGCAGATTTGAGATACGCCGGTCATTACAGCTCTCCGCACGGCAACATCGACATGATCCCGATGGCCACTTTCGTAGTCAACCACTTTTAGACCACTGTCCGCAAGTTCCTTCACAGCCGTTTTAATCGCCTGATTGTAGTTGATTGCACCGCTTTGCAACTGCAACGCTGCGCTGTCAAGTGCCCATTGGTACGCTTTGGCAGGTGGTAGCATCGTACGCCCAGCGTCCACCAGGAAGCCCATGGATGCGGTCAGATTGTGGAATGTATCAAGTGTCTGCGTCCTGATCGCCGCCACTTCCGCAGCGTCAACCAGTGTCTCAGGCTGGGTGATATGCGCAAGGTCAATCATATCGATGTAATACTGTTGGTTCCTTGCGACCACATCGCCCAGCAGCTTGTCCAGCTTAGTTTTGCTGATGCCGGAAGTCTCGCGGATTGCTTTCTTAATTTCCTTTAGGTCGATGCCGTGGGACCGTAGCGCCCGAATGTCCTGCACCGTGACCTCGTTTAACTCATCCCGCAGTTTCAGCCGGGAGCATATCTCCGCCAGTAAGGTATCTTCAAGGCCGCGAAACAGCTCAGCCAGCTCTTCGGGGAGCGCATCCAGTAGCTCAGGAGTAAAAGGATAATTTTTCATGACTTTTTCATGACTTTTTCTTCCACTTAAAGGAATACCTAACGCCAGCAGCCTTTGCAAACTTGGCGTATGCGTTATTTGTCGCTTCCGTTTGTGCTCTTCTGCTTGCTTCTCTGGCTTCCTGCACGCTTTTATACTTTCCCGCCTTATAATCGGCCGATACCTTACTTGCCGCTTCCCTTACGGCGCGGCGCACGGCGTTGTGATTATATGCGAGTGTTTCATAAAATCCCTTGTTGTGAGGTCCTGATAATGTAAACGTTGCATCCCGGCTTTCAATTATGATTGCTTTTGCTCCTGATTTTTGCCACGTTTCAATATCTTTCAGGGACGGGACAGGGAGAACACCCTCCGGGTGGTTGTGTAAAACAATATTCCCTTTATAGTCGGCATCTCCGTATCCCGTATGTTGAGCTGTTCCTTGCTCCTTATAGAGCAAATCGCCCGATGGAGAGAAAATGAAAAGCTGTTCTTTTTTGAGGTTGGCAATTTTCGATCGGGTAGCATTTATTGATGCAAAACCAAAGCTCCCGCTTCCGCCCCTTCCGCCCATTTCGCTTTCCTCCGTTTCACAATATCGTCGTAATGCGGTTTTACCCGTATCACGTTCCAGTCACATTCTTCCGGCACTTTGCCGTAAAATATCACCCATTCCGGGGATAGCCGTTTCATCATTTCTTCGTAGCCGCGCAGAAACAGGCGTTTGCTTTCCTTGTTTTGCTGTGTGCCTACCGAGCTGACAGCCACCACACCGCCGACAGGCTCACCGTCAAAGCACCAATCATAGCTATGCTCGTCGCTCCATGAAATCGTTGGATAAACCGTCATGCCGTGCATTTGCCAGTATGCCGCCAACCAATGCTTGCGGTAATGGTTGTATATCTGCATCGCCAGCGGCATATCCGTGTATGTGGAGAAGTCCGGCGCGCACACCGCCGCAAACTGCGTCAGTTTTGGAATGTACTTGTCAGGCGTGTTCCAGTATCGGATGAATTGATAATCATCCACAAAGAAATGCACGATCTTACTCGCCGGGTTTTTCGCCGTGTAATGGTAATTCACGGGGATAAACTCTCCCTGTGGATACGCCTTGACCGGCTCGATCTGCGGAATGTCGTACTTGCCAACGCCGGGAAATGTGAACTTGTCAAGATTTTCAAAGTTAATCATAAATCTCCCAGCACTCGATCCCGGAATACTTGCAGCAACTTACTCCGCGTCCAACCATTACTTGCGCCTCCGGGGGCGATATATACTTTTGCCTTTCCCTCTTTCTCTAAATGGGTTTCCAAGCTCATAGTCCGGCGTTTTCGCTCTATCATCCGCGCGTTTCTTCACGATGTCAGAAACCTGCCGCTTAGATAACCGGGTTCCTCCTGCTGAAATTAGCTTATCAAGTGTATATTTGCTGCTGTTTGGTATAAATTGGAGGGTTTCAGCATTTTGAAGTTTCCCGTTCCTAAAGAAATACGTTTTAGTTGCTCCATTCGTTGTAATTCTTACTCCAGCAACAGTACCCCCATATCCTCCTCTCCCACCCATTACTTTTTCCTCCTTATGTAATAGTAGTTTCGCAAATATGGCACATCGCTTTTTTGAGTATACGACCTAATCACTGAAAAGCCATTAGACAAAATTTCTTTCAGCTGCTTTTCCCCTCGCTTGTCGTTGTTCACCTGGATTACCGCATCATTTAAGTTAGAAAGTAGCGCAGGAATTTCTTTTTGTCTGTGAGAAGATGGAACATGGACCCCATCATCGAAATAAACAGTCCCGGATATTTGGATTGTACGTGGAGAAGATTTAAGTACAGCGTTAAGCCCGCCACCAGCTCCACCCCTACCGCCCATCACTCTACCTCCGTTTCTTCTTCGGTCGTCATGTCCTGCATTTTCGGCAGCGCTGCCTTTGCGGTGGCTTCGTCCTCGTTCATGTATTTTGCCCGGAATTCCCAAGCGTTCATAATCCCTGCGTTGAGCATTTGCATGTCACGGGCAAATTCGCTCTGCTTGTCCTCAATGATGGAATCATCAAAATCAATGCTGATTTCAACATTTTCGTCAAGCCCTGCGCCCAACGCCTTATTACCAAGCCGCAGAAGAACCCTGCAAAGCTCAACCAAAGCACTTTCCAAAATGACTTCATGCTTTTTGATTGTGCGGAACATGGTACTATTCTCGCTGATTACCTGTGTTGCCGTTGCCACGCTGCCGCCATCGAATCGATAATAAGTTTCTCCAAAACCGCATTTGCTGGAAAGCATATTGAGTTGGTCTTGCAGGCCGACATTCAGCGCAGCCGTCCGAAGTTCCGGCGCAACGGTCTCAACAACGCTCCCCTGCTGTGTATCTTCCGGGAGAAGGTAAAACCTCCTGTCATTGTCATCCAGCGTCGGTTCACCGTCTTCATACTTTGTCGCTGGCATTTTAACCATCATCATCATGGGGCCGTTTTCAAACTCATTTACGTAGCAGTCGTACGCAGTATCAACGCCGCGAAGGACATCAATGGAATTTGCAAAAACGGAAATGCCAACAGGCAGAAGATAATTGAAGTTGTTTGCGATGTTCGGCTTGTCAATTACAAACTGCCGTTTATTGCTTCCGGTGTATACCACAGGGGGGATGCGCTCAAACCCGGGGACATTCTTTAAATCTTCATCGGACAACTGTTCGTTCTGGTACCGGTAAATTCGGTTTTCGATTACATACGTCCCATCATTCGCTCTGCGGTGGATCTGGAAATACACATAATCCTTTCCGCCTCGCGTAACCCTGGAAGTAAAAGCGCAATCATAAATAAAGCCGTTCTGCCATGCAAGTGGGTAAATGTCATGCATCGTGGCATAATCAATCGCAATGCTGGACGCGTCACCGGGGATGATCTCTCCGGAATCCGTCACGCCCTGCCCCGTCACGCGGGGGATATATGCCACCGTCCCCAGTGCGGATTTCATCTCCTGCATCTCATTAGCTTTGACGGTAAAATTGTTCTCCGCCAAAACGCGATCGATGAAATCCTGTTCCTTTTTGCCCTCAAGCGTGATCTTGACTTTTTCGTTCATGAGCAGGTTCGCCCAGTCCTCGCAGACCTTTTTCCCCATGCTGAGCGTTGCTCTATTGTGTTTAGTCCACTTGTGGCCGTTATATCTGCGGTACTGGTGGAATCCTTTCACTTTCCCGATGTACCACGATTCCCAAAGGTCAACTTGACTGTAAAACTCTTCCGGGATCGTCGTATAGCCAAGCTCTTTTAACTTTTGGATAACTGCACTGCTCATGCAATAACTCCCATTCTGCGGCTGACAGGCTCCAGCGCATACCGGGTCGCGTCAATCAGGTGGTTGTTCGCGTCTGGGTATCCGCTGATAATGTCACCGTCTTTGTTTCGTTCGTATTCGTATCCAACAAATTCATCGTAAGCGTGCGGTGTTCGTCGCCTATCAATAACAATCGTTCTCCGCTGCAAAAATTTCATTCCATATTCCACAGAACCGGGGCCTTTGACCGCTTCATACGCAGGTAGACCCATTGCGCGGAGATCAGCAACGCTCTTCGGCTCGGCGCTGTCGCAGACCGTCCTAATGTTGTTATATCCGCGCTGCTTAATCATGGTCGCGCTTTGCTCATTGGATAATTTGTTTTGGTAAATCTCGTCCAGCAGATAGATGGTCTCTCGCGCCCGATCATAATACAGCCGGATAAAAGCAAACGGGTCTGGGAACCAGCCGAAGTCCACTCCCTGATAGATGCGGTCGAAACTCTTGACTTCTTCATCGGTAATCTCCCGCAGTTCCAGCTTGTCAAACACATTTCCGCCGGTCCCTACCGGGATACCAAGATACTCGTGCTGATATGCACGCTCGTCCGTCTCTTTTAAGTGTTCCGCTTCTGCAAGAAACTGTTCTCCCAACCACTCCGGCGGTGCTTGCAGATACGTAGACTTATGACACAAGCGGTCATCCCGTTCCTCCAAGCTGTCTTTGTTCGCCCAGTTATCGCGCGATATAGGTGGGTTATAGCTTTCAAAATTCCAGAACATTGAGCCGCCGCGCATGGTGGACTGTAAAATAGTTCGGATTTCCGCACGTCCGGCAAACTGGTCTTTTTCCTCAAAGTGCGTCACGGCGATATAGCCAAACGGGACTTTGATAGATTTGATCTTCATCGGGTCATCAGCGCCGCGAAACATAATCTTCTGGCCTGTCGGCTTATAGATCAGCTCCATCGGGGATACTTTCGCTTCCCAATACGCCGCCATGCCCAGCTCGCCGATTGCCCAAATATACTGGGCATAAACACTATCGCGGATTGTATTTGCCACTTTACGCAAGACAAGCGCATGCGTTCCCGGATTGCCGATCAGAAGAATCGGTACGAGAATCGATACCGTGGATGATTTCAGTGAGCCACGCCCGCCGCTAAAATCGTAGTGCGTATGCCCATGATGAAAAATGTCACGCGCTACGCTGTAAAATGCAGGGCCGATCTTTTCTGACAAGAGAATATCAGACATCGATAATCACCTTGACACCGTCCGCATTGACGTTCTGCTCCACAATATCTTTTTGCTCGAGGTACTGTTTCCCCAGCCAAATAGCCATGCTTGCGTTCTTTTGGGCCAGATTCCACTGCGCTCTCCGCAGGCTCGACTTTCCTACCTGGCTCTTGCTTTTATATGTGTCCGCAAAAGTCATTTTATACGTCCGTTTGCACCATCGATTCAGGGTGTCCGCGCTGCACTCAAGCACTCCGCAGATTTCCACTTCCGTGCACTGGATACCGCATAGGTTCTCAAACAGCTTTTGATTTATTACCTTTTTCGGCCTTCCAGTCCGTGCCACTTCCACCCCTCCTTTCTTTGGAACCATAACACGGCATTTTGGAGCAGCGAGGTCGGAGTCGAACCGCCATCTTTCCGCAGGATGCGGAATGTTTTACCGTTAAACTACCGCCGCATATTGCCGTGTCACTGGTGCCTTTCTGCTTGCGTTACTTTTTTTCCTTTGTACATTCCAGCGCCCATTTCGTCGATTTTGGAAAACGGAATGATAGGAACGGTAAGTCGTTCTTTATATGACGGGTCGATAAAATAGATGTATCGAAACATCTTCCCCTCAAGAATTTTCCCGCCAAACATATCAACGCACTTTTCCATCGTTAAGTTTTTGCCATGCGTTTCTTCAAGAATATACCTTGACAAAGCACTGCATTTATCCTGCACTTTCATCCTGTGGGCAACTGACCCGCCGTTTATTTTCACGAGGTAATCAGGAAGTTGCCACATTGAGCCGCTTGAATAACCCGTCAAAACAAACCCACTTGCACGGTAAATTGTTCCGTCTCCGCATTGGCACCCATCCGCAAACGAAATAACCCATTTGATTTGCGGCGCGTTTTTGCGGATTAGTTTCATTGCAATCGAAATCGCGCGGCTTTCGCTATTGCGTGGGAGAACATCGTCAAACGCCATGCGGTTTAATTCGATGAATTCGTTCCACCCGGTTCCATCAACAAGCCCTTGGATTTTAGACTTATCCAAAGACGGGCCAAAGGACATGACACCGTGAAGTCTGCCTTCGTAAAACACGCCGAAATGCAAATTGCTGTTATTCACAACCTTGCCGCTGTAATGGTGCGTTTTCACAAACGGAACGGCAACCTTGCTTGGAATAACTTTTACAATCAGGTCCTTTGCGCTGCCCATTGCCGTATCACCTCATACAATGCGTTCCCGTTTTTATTGGCGTTTCCGAACGTTTCGGTTATTTCATCCTCTACACACGCCATTGCATATTCGATCAGTTCTTTTTGCTGTTCGTGGAGCGTAAATGTCATTTGGCAGATTTCCGATTTGTCCCCATCCGGCAAAGAAAAATCAGTGCCGTACTCATCCTCGTTTTCAATCCCCCAGTCGAAATCAAACGCCGACAAATCCAGCCCCGGCAATTCCTCTGCCAGCAGGTCAAAATCCCAGTTGCTCTCGTTGCTCTTGTTATCCACCAGCCGCAGGGCGTTCACCTGCTCCGGTGTCAGATCGTCCACGCAAACGCATGGCACTTCTTCCATACCCAGCTTCTTTGCCGCCAAAGCGCGGCAGTGGCCGATTACAATCACACCATCACGGTCGATCACAATCGGTTGCACAAAGCCGTACTGCTTGATGCTCTCCGCAACGTTGTTAATTTGCCGCTTATCGTGTTTCTTTGCGTTAGCCGCATACGGCACAATATCCGCAAGCCGCCGTTTTGTGATTTCCATGCCATCCTCCTATTTTGCTACTAGCCCCCACCCCTTGGCCTTACATAGCAGACTTTCCCCGCCCCGGAGGGCATACACATCTTGCGTGTCCGGCTCTTCCCGAGCCAAACATGGTACGCAAGGTCTTTTTTATCGGCTCCCGGCTGCGCTGCGCCTTCCTACCAGCCATCAGGAACTTAGCAATTATACCAGCCGCCTGATACTTAGCTTTTTACGCTTCCTCGCCCGCTGGTCGGGATGGTACGGCATTGCAGTCCTGCCCTGCTTTAGCGCTTCGGGGAAAGTCCCCGTCACTCGCTGTGGTCTCCCCTTACGGGGTACCTATGCCGCATATCTCCGCTTTCCACGGTTACCCCACTTGTTTATACTCCGTTGGTGACTCCGTTTAGAGTTGGCAGGGACGGTTGGGAATCGAACCCACCCAAGCGGTTTTGGAGACCGCCTCGCCAGCCTTGGAACATTCGCCCCTAAATGTCCCCTCTGGGACACGTCACACGTTTCCGTGGAGAGGTGCGAGGGGTCCTGTCTTCGCGCAGACGGCTGGACTTGAACCAGCGACCTTTTCATTATTTGCGAAGCGCTCTTGCCTACTGAGCTACGTCTGCATACCCCTGGCATCCGCCGGGGTCAGGAGGAAAGAAAGGATGGATGGAAAGAATGAGGATACGGATATAACCCCGCACCCTCATTCTGACACATATTTTTCTACGCTTGCCCCGAATCAGGGGCAAAGACTAATTTTTTTTGCGATACTATAAAGGTTTACTCTCTCGCTCGCCCTCGTCCCATGCAAGTTCATCCAAGCTGACATGGTAATGATTCGCTATCAGCTTTAACTGGCTGAGAGCCGGTTCGTTTTCCCCGGTTTCGTACTTCCGCAGCGTATCATGTCCAATTCCAATCAGCTCCGCTTTCACTCTCATGCTTTTAGCAGGCCGCTCAGATTCCCTTAACTTCCGCAGCCGTTCCGGGAATGTACTCACATAACCACCTCACATAGCCGGAAATTCTCTACTACGGGGCCGCCCGCCGTTTCCGTCCGCACACTGACAAACCGGCCCTTTGGGTGGATGTAAATTACCTCTCCGCGCCGGAACGGATACAACTGCTCATACGTCGGGTGCTGCCGTTCCAGCTGCGACGGTATGGACTTGAATCTGGCCCGAACCACCTGTCCAAGTTTCATGATTCCTCCATTTCCAGCAGCATCACCAAGTCCCAGAACTTCCGCGCATCCAGCCCGGTTTCCGTCTTAATCTTTCCAAACCGATAGATCACGCTGCTTTGTAGGAGTGATATATCTTCCTTCTGCATAGTTACCTCCCATAACGGATCTTTTTCAGATCCTTGTATCTGTCCGGGAATGGGATCAGCTCCGCCTTGTCCCGGATAATCTCCGTCAGCACCCGATCCATGTGCTCCTGTCGGACGTCCGCCTCCGGGTTCCGGCAGTCCAGCGCCGGTTTGTACTCCCGCTGGACGGCAATCCAGTTATGGGTGATCCGCATGATCCGGTCATAGCCCCAGCCCTCCGTCTGGTGGAGGGCCATCTGAAGGGTATCCATGGCGAATTGCATCGCCATCGCCGCCCCGGCGTTGAAGGTGGCATCCAGCTCCGCCTCCCGCCGCTGTAAATACCCAGACTGCTTAGCCATCCCCGCCGTCCTTTCTCTCGCCATAGGAGCAGAAGTCCTCCGGTTTGCGGCTCTGCCACGCCTCTGGATGCACGTTGCCGTCCGAGTAGATTTTCAGGCATACGCCAAAATCATAGTGTACACAGTCCTTGCACCGTGTCACGATCACGGCATCCACGGTGGGGGCTTTTTCAATCAAGCCAAGTAAGCCGTTCCAACCAGCACAATACGCCGCAGGGAGAACATCTTTGCTGCACCGGCCTACACCCAAATCATCAACATCAATCGTCCTCATGGTCAGCACCTCCGTCATGCACCGTTGTGTATTTCCAAATCAGCGTGTTTAGCCGTTTCAGCCCCTCCATGGTGATTAGGTCCTGCGCGCACATCTCGTCCCGCAGGCGCTCCAGCGCTTCGATTGGGGCCACGTCAGCGGTGGGAATACTATCAATCGCCTCTTTGCAGTCTCTTAGACATTCTCCTGCCCAATGATGAGCTTCATAGTCCCACATAGCACCATAGTCAACAGGATTTATTTGCTCTATCTCGCGAATCGCCGCATCTCGCTTGATGTATTCAGCCATTGGCTTATCCTCCCTCGTGGCAATATCCGTTTTCGTCCGTGTTCTTGCTCCAATAGGTGCAGTACAGGACATCTCCGATCACCACTGATTGATAGCAGTCCTTGCAGCGCACCACAACCTCTGCGTCTACGATGGGGGCGTCTTCGATCATGTCGATTGCGTCACCTGTACCACACGCACGGCATCTTACTCCGTTGTAGCTGTTGCAGTCTACGCAATAAACTTCTTTGATGCGCTTAATTGTCGCTTCCCTCTCAATGCATTCAGCCATCCTCATCCCCTCCAAATTCTGCCTCGTACTGTTCCGGCGTGATAATCTCAATATCCTTTGCGGAGTAGCCCAAGGTGTCGAGGCATATCAGCTTCGCCAGTTTGTCTTTGTCAAGGGCCG